CGCTTGTCGAGGTTTGCCTTCAACTGGCCGATCAACGCCTGTGACAGCGCATCGACCGAACGATCATTGATTTCCATTTTGAGTTCCTCTGCGGTCTTTGGTGTCACAGGCCGCGAGCAACGCGCTCGACGACCTGAGCGTAAAACGCCGCAGCGTCTACGCTTTTCGACGACCGCAGAGCGGTCGCCTGTTCGTGTTGCACCGTCACCGCCTTGGCGATGTCGGCTTGATCGAGACGCTTCTCCAGCGACTCCAGTGCAATCATGAGATCAGATAGCCGCTTGTCCAGCGCGGTGAGCTTCTTGCTCATCTCTTCGCCTTCGGGCTTCTCCTCCATCATGCTCTCTTCGACTTCGACTTCCGTCTCCGTCTCCACTTCCATCTTCGTCAAGGTCGAGAACTTGTGAGCTACGAAGACATCCGTCTCCTCGTACTCGCCGCCCTCCATCTCCTTGTAGATCTTGATCATGGCAGCGGGATCTTCGCTCGTGCCCTCGACCGAGAAGTCAGAGTTCGGCACCTCGATCTTGCCGTTTGTCTCAATGTCCACGATCTCGCCCACGGCCATGCCGCCGCTCGAATCCCAAGTCACGAAGTCGCCGACCTTCAGTTCATCAGGCGCGGCCTTGGTCTTGGTGCCACAGCCACACGCGCTCTTGTCCGCCGAGGCCGTGCCCTCACGGCACATCGAGTAGGCGACCGCGATTACTTGGTCGATCTTCCACTCGGGATGCTCCTCGATGAGCTTGGGGATCTTCGACGACACGCACTCTTGTAGCGGGTCGGCGGCGGTCACGGGTGCGTCGCTCTTCGTGCTCTTCTTCATCGGATCGTAGGCCCAGTTCTTCAGCGAGATATCACGCTTTGAGATGGGGCACGCCTCGCTGACTGGCTCCCCCTGCTCCATGTTCTTCATGCGTGCAACGAACGAGATGGTGCGCTTCGCGTCCTCGATGAGGTCAGCGTCCCAGTTCTCCTTCGCGGTCTCCAGCAAACGCAGGTTGCGCTTGATCACCGCGTCGGCATCGACGCTCGCCTTGCGGCTGCACTCGTTCTCGTCCCACGCCTTGAGCTCCGACGCGCTCATGTTCACGCTCTCGCGCCACGCCGTGTAGGTCGCGTCGAGCTCGGCCTGATCGACCTTGACCACTGCGCCCAACGCGAACGAACGACGCGCCGGCGTGATGCTGGCGACGCTGCGCAGGAGTTGATCGGCGAGCGCACGACCGATCGCACCGCGCTTCACCATGTCATCCATCGCAGCCACGATCGGCTCGCTCGCGCCCTTCGAGAGCAGCGCGTTCGGGTTCGCGGGGATGGTGCAGTTCGAGAGCTCAAGTTGCTGCTGCTCCTCGTACAGCACGCCGTAAGGGCCGAGCCCGAGCTCCTTGCGCTCGGCTTCGTTCTTCGGCTTGTAGGCGCGAGTCGGCACGAAGCCAACGCTCACAGCACGCAGACCACCCTCGTCGATCATGCGAAGCACGGCCTCGCTGACGGGGTTGGCTTGCTCGGTGAAGTAGGAGATCGACTCGCGCAGCACGGGCCGACCGCTGTCGTTCTCCATTGTCCAGTCATGGACGCGACCGATGGGGAAGCTGTCCGAGTCGTGGCCCCACAGAGCGACGGGGTTGGCCTTGAACTGGTCGAACTTCCAACCGCGCACGCGGATGATGTCGCCCATGCGGTCTTGCGTCTCGTCCGATGCGATGAAGCGACGAGTGCGCGAGCCATCGTCCATCTTGATCACGGGTGCGGCCACGCCGCGCACATGGATCGCGCTCGTGTCCGTCTTGATCGCGTAGATGTCATCGAGCTTCGCGCCGGCCAACTCCGAATCCGTGGCGATGCCGTTCAGGATTCGTGCGGCAAGCTGCGCGACTTCGCTGTTCTTGATCAGGATGTCCATGTGTTAGTCCAGAGGTGCCAGCACGCAGCGGCAGTTGATGGTCTCTTCGGGCGCACCTTGCGGGTCGTTCGGGAACCGCAGGTTCGGCGCGAACGCCTCGCCGGGCTTCCGAATCTCGCCGTCGAGTGCGAGATGCGAAGGACGAGTGGTGGCATCGTTCGACGACACCCACTGGATCTTCGTGACTCCCGCGCTCTCGTACTCTTGGAACGCCGCGCTGTTATACGCCTTGCCAGTCTCTGTGCGCGCGATCGTGAGCGCACGCGATTCCTTCGACCCAAAGACCGAGGCCAAGTCTTCGTCGAGCTCGGGCAACACCTCGTTCATGCTGCTGGCGATCTCGCTCGTGGTCGTCGGAGAGCTCAGGGTGACCATCATCTTGTCGCGGATCTCGGCGGCTAGCCGCGAGTTCACGCCCTCGACGATCTGCGCGCGCTGCTCCGCGATCATGCGCACGATGCGCGGGTCGGTGACTTCTAGCTGCACGCCACCGATGAGCTCGGCGGTATCGGCCAAGCCGTCACGCCAAGTCGCCGTGATGTTCGCCGAGATGAGCTCGTCGAGTTGACGCTCCCACTCCTCCTTGTTCAGCAGGAGGTACAGCTCAACATCGCGCTCAGTCCACGCCTTCGTGGTGATCGACTTCTGAGCCGTCGGGCCAGCCTCCGCGAACTCACGCAGCTTGGCCTTTTGCGCGCGCTCGTAACGGCGGAACCAAGTCAGGACATCCGCGGCCAGCCGACGCTCGGCTGCATCCAGCGTCTTCTTGTAGATCGACTCCGCGAACGCGATGCGCTCCTCACGCGTATCGAATCGCTTGGACGCGTGGCTCTTCGTGGCCTCGGCCACGGGCTGCATCGTCGCCGAAGCACCGCCGAGGATCTGGTTCGCTTGGGCGATCGAGATGCTCGGGAACGCCGCGTTGATAAGGGCCGCACCGCTGGACTGCGATAGCGAGCCCTGAGCCACTTGAGTGATGATCAGGAGCAGCGACTCGACCTGTGCGCCGTTCAAGCCAGCCGATGCAGCAGGAGCCGCCGTAGACGGTTCCTCGGTCGGCGCGGTCGGTGCCGCCGGCACGACGGTCTGAGGCTGGACGCTCGTGTCTTCGCCTGTGTTCGTGTCGTTGACCGCGAACACTTGGTTGCTCATCGGCGTGAACACCGTGTTGGCCGACTCGACGGTCTCAACTTCAAGGCCCAGCATCTTGGCCGAGTCATTGAAGCTCAAGCCCACGCCATAGGCCGCGAGCTCCGCAGCCAACTTGAACTTGGCCGAGTGGTCTTCTTGCAGCGCGGTGATGCCTGAGAAGTCGAAGCTGATGTAACAGCCGGCGAGCCGCGGGTCTTCGAGGCGCGACAACAGGTGGCTGTTGATCTTCTCGGCCACGCTGTCGAGGTAGCCCTTCACGCCTTGCCAGAACTGGCGGTACGCCTCGGTGACATTGTTGTAGGTCGCCGTGTCGTAGTTGCCGATGACCGGCGGCGGCACCTGAAGGATCGAGCACACCGTATCGCGCACCCAGTTGAGGGTCTCGCGCTGCATCATGTCCTTCGGGGTCGCGGGGTTCGGGACAATGTTCACCTTGCCCGTCACGACCTTGAAGCCGCCGACCACATCGGGATCCTTGACGGCCTCGTTCACGGACTCTTGGAGGCGGTACTCCTCCTCGTTGCTCATCCCGTCTTCGTAGTTCAGGAACGCGCCGGGGCCACCGCCACGCATCACGGCTTCTTGGTACCGCTCGGCTTGGAAGCCGACCGAGATCACACGGAGTGCGGCCTCAAGAGGCGAGAGCCCGCGCATCGGGTCGCCGGGGTTGTAGTCGTAGAAGTGAACCGTCGAGGCAACTGGGAAGGTCGGCGGCACCGCGCCGTTCGCTGCGTACTGCACCGCGGTGATGCGGCCCGTGTATTGGTCGCGTGCGTCCTCGACGATGTCACCGATCACGGGCACGATGACTGTCGGCAGCGGGATCGGTGCCCGAGCATCCACGCTCGGGGAGATCGGCTTGCCTTCAGAGTCCATCAGGAACCACCAGTCCTCACCGCTCAACTTGCGGTGCGTCATGCCGGCGGCCAGCAGATCAGGCAGACCCATGTCGGGGTTCGGCATCTCGAACAGCTTGCGAATCGGGTGCTCTTCGCCGACCTCTTGCGCGTCCTCGTCGGTCGATTCCCAGATGCTCATCGGCACCTGACGCACGGCTTCGGTCAACGCCTGCACGCACGCGTACACGACCCACGAATCCGACAACGGATCCTCGACCTCGTCACGCCCGCCGGGTGTGCTACGCGCGAGGCCGATCTGGCGAAGCAACGAGTCCATCGACTTCCCGATGCCCGTGATCTCGACCTTCTCAAAGGTGAGGCCAGTGCCGGGCATACGCTTGAACGGAGACGGTCTACGCTTGCTGCTCACGGGTATCATCCTCTCACAGTGTCGAAGCCTCGTCGCGGTCGTATGCTAGAGAGTTCATCAGCCAAAGCTGGGGACGCTCTCGTCGTCGTCACGGCAAGACTTCACAAGTCTACCTACAGTGCGTTGTTCGCCATCGCCACGAATCACCGCATCAAGCCCAGCGTCCTCATTCGTCGTGCATTGGAGGAGGTAGTCCGATCCTCTTTCGGTACAACTCGGCCTCCCGCTCACCGAGGCGAGTCAAAGTCGTCGAAAGAATGATGCCGCCCTCGGGGTCACCGCACACCCCGAAGATGATCCAGCCGCGCTCCACGAGCGTGAACAACTGGTTCGGGCTCAGTTGATCCGCGTCGCCGGCATCGACCAGAAGCAGATGCGGTAGCAGGAAGTGGTCGGGTGTCGTCGGGTTTCTCATCGCGCCCTCGTGCGTGAATCATCAGGCGTGCACGGGCCGTTGAGTCTTCGGTCTGCGGACACGCGGGCGAGACTACCAAAGTTGTCAGCGACCGCGACGAAGCACACTCAGGCCAGACTTTGGAACGACAGCGAAGCCCGGCTTGTTCGACGCGCCGCGCGATAGTCCGATGATCGCTGAGTCCCACTGGTCAGGGCTTCGACCGTACCTCTCGCGCAGGCCGTCCTTGCCGTCGTCTCGATGCAACGCGATGCGCGTGCCCTTCGCGCTGTCCTCGAACTCGTACCTCGCCCACTGCGACTGTCGCCAGAGCTCTCCGTACTTCTCGGGGATCTTGACCTTGCGCTCTTCGAGGAGACGCTTGGCGACCCAGTGCAACTCGCTCTTGCGGTCGCTGAAGATCATCTGGCCAGTGATCTCCTTCCAGTCGTACTTCGCAGCAGAACCGAAGTCCACGCCATCGACATAGAAGCCGAGCTGCTTCAAGCGATCCAGCACTCCGGCACCCATGCCGACCGAGTCGATGTGGATGTTGCGGGCGGGGATCATCTCGCCCTTGTAGCCCCATGACTTGGCAAGCTCGACGATCTTGTTCGCCGTTGCCATCAGGTCAGGCAACCGCCACGCGATCTGATCCTTGAGCACACCGTTGGCCCAGAGCGTCGCCACCGATTCGTCGCTTCCTTGGCGCGCGACATCCACGCCGAGGTGCAACTGGCTCGCGCTCGTTACCTCGCCCAGCTCTGCATCGAGGGCCGCGACCAGCATCCCCTTCGTGACGAAGCGACGCTCAAGGCTCTGCTCGGGGAACTTACCCAGCACATAGGCTGACCAGAGCGGCGAGTCCACGCCCCACTCCATGCGCATCTGATCCACCCACTCCTTGTCCGCAAGCCAGTCGGGCGCGATGTGGAAGGAGTCGTAGGGCACGGGGTCTGCGCCGTCGTCCTCGCACGCCGAGATCCTGATGCGGTGCCAGCGCGTGCCGTTGCGGAAGCTGCGCGCAAAGAAGTGGTCGGAGTCCGCGTCGATCGTCGGGTTCGCGGTCAACAGCACATGGACATTCGGGCCAGAGAGCGAGCCCTCGATGGCACGATAGACCGCGTCGTCCACGCCGGCGGCTTCGTCGATCACGACCACGAGACGCTTGTCACCTAGCTGCGCCTCACGCTTCAGCCGCTCGACATCCACCTCGTCGGCGTCGTTCTCGTCGATGTCCACATCGTCAGGCAACCGCACGCCGGCGTGCCATCCTTGGAAGCGATCGGGCGAGTTCGTTGCGATGCCGAGCGCGTAGTGCTCGGGCGCGATCGACAATCGGATCGTGCCAAGCTCACCCGGCAACGCAGGCCAGCGCGTCTTCGCCTTTGACCACATCGAGCCGATGCGCTGCCACAACACATCGCGCACCTGTCGGCCCGTCGGCGCGGTCGTCAGCACCACGCACTTGCTCGTGTAGATGAATGAGAGCACGGCCAGTGCCCCAGTCTCAGTCTTGCCGGCCTTGCGACCAGATCGCACCGTCACGAATCGCTTGGTCGATAGCTGTTGCATGATCTCGCGCTGCGCTGCCCAGAGCCTCGCGCCAAAGACCTTCTTGCAGAGCTTCGACTCCTGCCCGCGGAACTCCTCGAACATGGCCTCGCCTTCTCGAAGGTTGTGCATCTTGCCAACTTCGAGGAGCGATTCGAGGAGAAGCAGGCGCGTCTCCTCGTCGTGAACGAATGGTTGCCTAGTCACTTGATCTTGCGATGATGGATACGAGCTCGGGGTTCAGACGCAGCAGCAAGAGCCACCCACGCGAGAGCTTGATCGTCATGTCTTCGTTCGTGTCACTGTACACCGCGTCCGCGTCTTCGCTCGTGTAGCCGACGATCTCCAGCACGCAGTGCGTGAGCTCGTGCATCAGAAACTCACGCGCGCGC